TCGATTTACCAACTGAAGGGGATGGACAATACTTATTAAGAGTAAGTAGATTTTTACCAGACTTTAAAAATTTACAGGGAACAACTATTGTTACATTAAAAACAAAAGACTTTCCTATATCAAATAATACAACAACTGCTCAATTTAATGTAAGTCCAAACACTTCAAAAATAGATACAAGAGTAAGAGGTAGACTAGCAAATCTTAGAATTCAAAACAACGAAAAAGATGAAACTTGGAGATTCGGTACATTTAGAGCAGATGTAAATCAAGATGGTATGAGATAATGGAAGAAGATTTTTTTTTACAAAACTATTTAGACGCAGATCCTGCAATACAAAATAAGTATACATTTGATGAATTTGTACAAACACAACAACCAGTTAATCAAGGTATAGGAACTGTTTTTGAAAGTTTACAACAAAAGAAAAATGATTTTTCAAACAATTTAGCACAAAAAAAAGAAAAAAAAGGTATTTCAAATCTGTTAAAATCTGCTTTATCCTTTGCAATACCTGGTTATAATTTTATAACGAGTGGTGGTTTATCTGGTTTAAATCAACAATTTAGACAATCTGATTTTGGCCAAGCTACATCATTAGCTGATTATTTAGATATGCAAAGATATGGAGGCGCTCAAGGTAGAAGAGACGCTGCTGCTGTAACTATGGCACAAGCAAGAGGTTTACAAAAACAAATGGCACAAAGACCTTCAGCAGCTGTTTCATATAGAGATGCAGCAATGGGCGGAGGTGGAGCTGCACAAGCAGCCGCTGCACAAGCAACAGCAAACAGAGCTGCACAAAATGCAGGTATATCAGCTGCTAGAGGTTCTGACTATAAGGGTCCTCATGGCTAAGATAAACGTATACGTTCCGGAACCTCCTAAAGAATATACTGAAGAAGGGTTTAGACAAATTAACCAAGCAATATCAACAGTGGAGAATCAATTAAATACATCTTATCAACAGGACTTGAAAAATGAACAAGATGCATTTAATTATTTTATGTCATGACAATAAGATATAAAAGTGCAACATTTGATTTAACAAATACAAACAAGACAACTATTTTAACTTGTCCTAGTGACGCTACTTGTTTGGTTAAAAATGTACAAGCTAGTCATGAATCTTCTGGTGCAGTAGATGTAGATTTATATTTACAAAAATCAGGTGGGTCAGATGTAGAAATTAGTCATGCGGAACTTAATAAAAATTTTACTAATATGGTTAGTGATACACTTGCATTGGAAGCGTCAGATGTTTTAAAAATACAAGCGGGAACTGCTAATGAAATTACAGGTGTTGTAAGTTACGCACTTATAGACAGATCACAAGAAAATGGCTAAACGTAAATTTACAAACTTTACACCCAGACCACAGCCAAGGAAAAGACCAGGTCGTCACAAGAAAAGACTTAACAAAAATGAAAAAAGAAGTTATAAGAAATATAACAGACAAGGACGTA